TGCCAACCTTAAACATGTCACCGTTGATGTATGCTTCACGCAAACCTCTGGGATCTAGTTTAGGTGCAATCTCATGCAGAGAGAAAGATGCATCACAGAAATCTTCAACCGACTCAAGTTGCATGGAGTTTCTAACTGCCTTATACAGTTGCTCCTTTTCCTTCACACTCATCGAAGAAGGAATACCTGACTTGAAAGTATTGAAATCATCTTCTGCTGCTGCCTGTCTCATCTTAGATGCAGACATACCTTCAACGCCATCAGCATCAGGGTCACGATCACCAGCAGAGACAACTAGAATATTCTCAAACTCATAGAGATCACCGTTGTATTTCTGTGCAAGAGAATTGAATTCAGAAACTCTATCTCCACCAACGACGATCTTTACCTCAGAGAATCCTTCATCAGAGAGAGTAGTTAGCACATCAAAGATGGTGCGAAGCTCAGAAGATGTAGAGATTGCATTAGCATAATCAGGATATGCCATCTTCATAAACTTAATCTTCTCATTTGGGCTGAGAGGATTCTTCTTAGGATCTTGAGTTTGACTAGGATAGATTCTAAATGCTCCACCCCTTGCTTCTTGCTCTACTTTTCTAAGGAGTTTTTCATGCCCAACAGTAGGGGGATTGAATCTTCCAAATGTAATAGCAATTGAGCCTTGATCTTGCGCTGGAGATGCCTCTCCAGTATCATCTTGAGATACATTTTGAGTTGCTGCTACTTGCTCGTCAGGAGTTAATTTTACCAGTTTACCCTGGCGTGACATATGCGTCACCTTTCCTCTTGGATCGGCATACTTGCCATATCCAATATGCTTGAGTCCTAATGCACTTGCGGATTTTGCTGCTATGGATTGTTCTGCTTCGGATAGGAAAGCACTAAACTTCTTCATTCGTCCAATTTTTATCTAGATTAAAGTTTGCTTTACTAAAGGTTAGGCGGTCTACAATTTTATAGGGATTGTTAGATACAATCACAAATCCTTCATGCTGGGTTTGTTGACCTTTGATGAAGCATTTAACATTACTATTATCTTCAATAGCATCAAGCAGACGCATTTTCAGTTGGTATATCAAAGACCACACCTTGAATGTGTTGAAATTGACATCCTTCTTATATTTATCAGGTAGAGAAACATACACTGCGTCAATGCTTGGAAGACTACCCGCACGAATAAAAGTATTAATGTGCTTACAAATTTCTGGGCGGACCTTTGCGCTCGGGATCTTAGTGAAGGGGAGCAATGCCATAACCTTTGCAAGAATATCTATACCAGCAAACGGACACTTATGCATATGAGCAGTCATGGTATTGACCATGTAGCAAGTGTCCGAAGAATCGATAGTCAGACCAACACGACCCTCAGCATCAGGAGCAACACGCTCATAGAAAGTATGCGGTGCTAGAATAATTTGCTGAGTAATCGGGTGAGCAAACTCATACTCCAGAGTATTAGGAGCAAAAACATTACCCCCACCGACACCGATCCAATCAGCTTGGACAATACCACGGATGCGAGGAGCATAGCGATAAACCAACCGCAGAATATCAGCAACATTACCTTTATGGTTTTTAGCAATGTCTTCATAGGAATAGTTGATTAGAACTTTCTTTTTATTAAAGACCGACTTAGTGCCCACAAAGAAGCGACCGTTATCAGGATTGGTGCCAAAAACAACAGCAGGTGCGCCATCATACTTGACGCTGATATTACTGGTCAGAGTCAATGCCTGCTTGATAGCATATAATGCAGCACGACGACCATCGAAAATGGAGTCTTCTATATGCTCTAGGTGCTTATTGGGCATGAAGGGGCGTTTTCTTGACCCTTATATAATAGCATGAAAAAACCCCCATGGTGGGGGTCTTGTGCCAGTTTTTATATAGTCCCTAGTAGACCTTCACATAGACGCTAGCATTGAATTTTGTTTTACGGGAGGGAGCAAAACCACCCGCTTCTATCATTGCACGCTCTTCTTTATTAAGTCCAGTGCCAAAAGCAACAGATGCACACGCTTCATATAGATTAGTAATAAGTCGCATCTGCACTTGCTTTTGTTTGATCCCTGCTATAGAAAGACCAAACTCACCTGCCATTGCTTTACTTGCCAATTTAGCAGTATTATTTAATTCGGTAATTTTACTAAAATCTGGTGCATTATCTTTAGTAATTTCTTTCCAGATTTCACCGACATATTGTTGAAGACGAGCATACTGTGCATCATCAAGTTTATCTAACTTTGAGTTAAACCAAGGATTAGTTTTAACTCCAATGTCACTATAATTTTCTTGAATATCATTTAGTTTTTTCACACCTTGTTTAGCGGTGCCATTAATAATCTTTGTAAAATTATCATTACCAAGCGATCCCATTTTTGCTCTTGCAATGGCCTGTTGCCCCGTTTGCACAAACTCCAATTCAATTTTTTTATTGTTAACATGATACTTGATACGAATATGCTTCTGTGATCCTGGAACAACCTGACCATTTACAGCTCCACCCCTTCTTCTTGCTGCAAGCATTCCCCTCAAACCTCTGGTTGAAGGAATTTGTATTGTCTCTAATGTAAAATTAATTTTAACATCTCGGTTTTCGGCAGTCATTTCAACCGTAGGATTATTGGTTTGTCCTAATACAACCCTTTCAAAATATTCATCACCATTCACTGTGACAACATGAGGAATCTTAGATGGTTTCTTCAAAGAAATTGGAATGATATTTCTAGATTTAAACTGCTCCATCAAAAAATTGTTACACACATTTATTGTTGGGGTGTTTTTTCTTGCCTTCATCACCCTATTAAAATGCACCTGATCTATAATACCTTTCTTAGACATTACCCAAATGTCTGCAGGATTCCACTTATCTTCTCCAGGAAGACCTAGTTTTTTCTTTACAAGAAGATATGGTGTATATGGATTTGCACTAAAAGTAGTCGCATCAAAAATCTTATCATTAAAGATCTTTACATCTTTTCCTAGTTTAAATTGATCTTTAACTTTCTTCATTGCTAATCCCTGAGTATCAATCCAATACTCATTAGTTGCAATTGGTTGTGATCCAAACCTGGCAAGTCTATTCCTAAAAGTTGCAGTATTTAAATTAAATCCTCCAGGTGTAACCATCAATGGTTTACACTTGGAGAATACATCAGACTTAAATTCTACATTCGTGCCATCAATATTCAGCGAATTTTGCATCGTTGCTGCCTCACCAAATACAATAGCATATGCCAGACAGTATTGTGCTAATACTTCCGAGTATACTTCAGTATCTCTGCCACCAATTTTATCGCTACTATCAGCTTTCATTGGTTTCACATTTTCTTTCCAAAGATCAGTAACCTTTACTGATCCACCACCTTGAGTTGGAAAAGTAAAGGCTCCCAATCCTCTAGGTGTGCCAGACTGCAAATATCTTCTCACTTGAGCAACAGTCACCTGCTGCTTCATCTTCTGCACCATTCTTTTGGTATTTGCTTTATTGTTAGATGCGATAATAACTTCACCATCCTGACCTTGAGTACCAAGTTTAAATGGTTGTCCTTTATCAACCATTTCAATAAATGGCCACCAGTATTTTAGAAGCCCTGTTTTACTATCAACTTTAGATAAATCAGTCCTACTTAACTTTGCCATCTACTCTAAAGGATCGTCCAAACTATTTAGATAATCCTTTTCATTTTGATAGATCTGCTTTTGCCCAGACCAGATCTCATATCCTTCTACAAGATCTGGGATCAACCACTGGTCCACTCGATAGCAATACTTCCAATTAGCAGGTTGAATACAATTCATCATGACAACTTGGAAGAATGCTACCAAGTGAATCCAGAAACTAAGCATCTACAGAAACAAATTCAACAACATATCTTGTGGTTCTTTCTCCTCGTGAGTTAAGAATCTCTTGCCTATACCAATTTCCGTTATTCAGTTTTGCTAGGTTGTCCAGTTGCATCTTGGACATGATGTCCTTTTCTTTCTGGGTCATCGTTTACTGAGGGGGCGAAAGGTGTGCGAGTGTTGTTTTTAATTACAATGAAAGCATCTTTGTTGTATTTACGAGTGCCAATAGGTGACTGCCACTTCTCATTATAGACTTCACCGACATCGATACCAGAGACTTGAGTGCCTCCGATATCAATTACAATGTCATCAGAGGGATCCCAACCCAATGCTTCAAATGCTTCGATAAACTGAGGGATGATATTCATAGGTCTCCCTCCTTACGATTTTCAGAGTAGTGAACATCAAACTCTCCACCAGGATAACGAGACTTTAGTTTGTCAACATTCATCTCAATGATCTCTTCGGGAGAAACATCCAGTGCCATACATGCCTGCATAAAATACCACATGATATCACCCAACTCACGTTTCATGTGATAGAAGTTTTCTTCAGTGGCAGGTTTACCTTGGAAGACCATCTTCTTTACGATCTCGGTAAACTCACCAGACTCTGCACACAGACCTACAGCAGCAGTAAGCAGTCGCTCGGTAGGAACTCCATCTTCTGCGAGGTCGTAGATACGGGCGGCGAAGTCAGGATAATTCTTACTCTCTTGCGAGGTAACCTCGTTGACGAATTTGGCATACTTAATAAAATCAATCATACTTTAGAGATGCGAATGTTTTGTTAGTTGTGAATCGTTTTACGAGGTCGATTCTTTCCTCTTCGTTGCCATGATCCTGACCAGAGTCAACCAAGTTTTCTTGAGCCGACTGCTCCACATCATACAACTTCATCTTTGCTCTGTCAATACCCACACAGAATCTCTTGTTTCGATTGAGATCGTTATAGCGATTCTTCAACTGCTTGACCATGATTTGATTCATGCCCTCAAGCTCCTCCGTGCTAATAAGGGCAAACATAAGATCAGCAGTAGCAGGGAGACCAAAGGATTCACTAGTGTCAGTAAGGTCAACATCAGTGCTACCGTAACCTGAACGAGTGGTCTGCGTAGCACTGATAATAGGAACATTACACTCCACAGCAAGACCCCGAAGTTCTTCTGCGATTGCCTTGACGTAGGTGTAGGAGTTGACAATGCTGCCTTTATATCTCTGGGAAGCACAGATATTAAGGTAATCCACAAAGATAATATCGGGTCGAATAGACCGCTTAAGAGCAAGGTCGCTAATAAGAGACTTAAAGTGTCCGACATGAGCAGAGGCAGTTGGGTACTCTTTAATAATTAGCTTGCCTTGAGTCTTCTTAGAAAGATTTGCCATCTTTTTGTCAAACATCAACTTAGGCAAATCACCTAGTTGTTGGATCGGGACGTTGAGAAGATTTGCGTCAATACGTTCAGCGATTTTCTCCTCCGCCATTTCCATCGTGATATAAAGGACG